GATACGCCACCATTATCCAGTGTGGCTAATGATCCACTTACGCCGCACCCAGAATTACTGTTATCCACTGCACTACCGGCGCATTCATTTCCCATGCCTACATGGTGTTGCTGTGTTGTTCCGTGATTAGTCCATCCTGTATTGCCGCCAGTGAACCCAGGGTTACTAAGGATATTTCCGGTGTTTATTTCTATGCTAGTCGCTGTGGATGTTAACAGGGACAGGGTCAATAACAGGCTCGATATTGTTAACTTCATTTTCTTCCTTTAATGTAAGTAGTTCTTGTTCGATTCTCTCCGCCTCTATTCTTGCTTCTTCCGCAGCTATTCTCTCCGCTTCTATTCTTTCTTCTTCTGCAATTTCGGCGTCTATTCTTTCAACTATTTCTTGTTTCGCTATATGCTCTTCATAATCAGGCCTAAGTTCAGGGTATTTTTTCCACATTTCCGCCGCCTGTGGACCTATGAGTCCAGAGTAAGGGCACGGTGTCCCTGCAGCTTCCATTGCAGCAAATACACGTTTATCTTGGCAGAGTACAGCTACACTTGCAACTTTCATGCCGAAATCCTGGAGGACCTTCGCTAATTTGATACGCTCGCAGTTTTCGTCGACTACATGTTTGCCACCAGAAAAGCCAATGACCCCACTAGAAATAGAACCACTAACACCCATAGAGCAAACGTCTTGAGACATGCTCGAGTATGATGGTGAGTTAGCTGATGGAGGGGGTACATCTGCCCCATTGGTAGTAGATGTGTTTGTTGTCGTTGAAGTCGTTGTATTCGTCTGTCCGTCGTTGTTATTCGTGGTAGTACTCTCATACCCACCCGTGATATTTGTATTCGAACCCGATGTATTAGTTTGCGTGTTTGTGTCATCTGATAGTATAGGTTTAGACCATACAGAGACCAAAATCAATGTTGTTAGTATTAATAGATTTCTTGTTAAAAACTTCATTCGCCCTCCAGGCTATGCTCCAAATTTCGTCCCTTCGTAGTTCATACCTTGTACAGGAAATGCATCAAAAGGCAAACAAAAAGCATCGACAACTAACTTATCCTTATAGTTTTGTGGCTGAGCCTCATACATATTTAAAAATTCAACTTGTGCTACTGCGCATTCTTCTTCAGTTGGGTATATTATTCCATTATATTTAACTGAAGGTGCGTTTGGTACTGACATCAATACCAACATGAACCATATTTTAATCACTGTGTCCCCTAAAATAGTTTTTTTCAGGGTGGTATTGTAACCATTTTTTAAATTTATACCAGATATTTCTTATTCTTGTTGCCATTATGTTCTCTTTTTTAATGGGACCCTCACTGCTCGAATGAGCAGCTAGAGAGTCCACTGGGTGAAATGAAGTTGAGGATTTAGTTATACATTGTGCGGATAAATTAAGCAATGAAAAAGTTATTTTTTCCTTGACATTAGTTTTTGGCGGTATTCTGCGATAAACTTTTACTTGATTTATCCCATCATATACTGTATAATATGGGCTATTATAATAGTTAGACATATTATAATTACCTAGGGTAGGTCAATGTCCCACTGCACTTCCAGTGGCGGGTAGTAAAGTCTGGGGTGCATTCGTTGGCCTACCAACAAAGGAGAATATTTTGTTAAGTTTAAAAAAGTTTGATGAGTGGATCAACAAATCACATAGAGGAAATACTATTTCCTATTACCGTGGATTTTTGTTTTCACCTGACCAGCAGAAGCTATCGGCTACACTGGATTTGAAGAGAGTAGAGAAACTGCGAAAGCATGTGTACAACTACTACACGAAGGACCTAGTCACGTTGGTACAACGAAAGCATGGCAACTTTGACTATGACTACATGGCGGTGCGCAAATGATTTATGCATTATTTTGGTTTATGCTTATTCCCATTAAGATTTGGATAGCGTGGAAGATATTAGTTATTATTTATAGCATGTGGTTAGGAGTATAATGGATCAGTTTGCACGAGTGCTCAGAAAAATTGATGCCTTCAATAGAGGTAAAAGAGTTATGGTTACTAAGGTAGCAACCACGCTACCTGCCGATAAACTTAAGAATAAAAAATATTTTGATAAGGACGGAATACTAAAAACTTTCATCCGCGTCAAAGCAACAGGTATAGGTGATTTATGAACCAGAAGAATAAGGGTCCTAATACCCCAGAAGAAAAGAAGTATAGGGAAGAGCGTGATAAGATAATGAAAGAAACACCACAGAAGTGGGATCACATTCAAAAAGAGCGCAATAAAATACGCGCGAAGAAAATGACCCAGGCACTTGCTGATGCAGAAGCGATCAAGGACCTTGGACCTTACGGTGAAAGAATAGAATTTGAGCAACCACCTGAGGGCACAACAATTGGGGGGATGAAATCTTTTCATGTCGAGAAAGGTGAAGAAAAAAATACTTACAAGATTACAACAAAGCGTGAGATAACATTTAATTATATGATTCGTGCCAAGAATGAAGAGGACGCAATGGTTCGCACACTTGGATTTGTTAGCAAGGATGGTAGTGGGCAGCGTGAAGATGTTAAACGTCCTATGTACTCAAGTAAACCTTTTATTCGTGAGTGGGTAGATAAAATAGAGAAGGTAGGATGAACAGTACTTGCGAACTAAAAAAACTAATTAAAAATATTGTAAGAGAAGTACTGAGAGAGATTAAAATGGAAGCTGATGAATCAAAATGGGACAAGGAACTAAAAAAAGAAATGGAGAAAAGCTATGGCGGAACAGACCCAGACTGAATTAAAATATGATATATATCAACCATTTGGACCGAGTATATTAAAGACTACACTCCCACAGAGCTATGTTAATCTACTGAATGTTGAAGCCGATAAAATATTGCACGATGAGAAGTTGAGTAAGGAACATGACTGGTCACACAATCTTGCCGGTAATGTCAAGAAAGAGATCGCGATTGATCAAAATGTTATACCAGGGTTTCCCGAGTTTCTTATTACAATGGCGAAAGTTTATTACAAGCATACAATTAACAAGGAACCGGCGGACGGCAGCAAGGTTGCATTTCGTACGTGGGTCGTGTCACAGTATAAAGGTGACTTCAATCCTGTGCATATCCATGACGCGAACTTATCCGGTGTTGCATTTCTGAAGATCCCACCAGGATTTGATGCAGAATATGCAGCAGAGGATCACCACCCAACAGCTGGGTGCCTGGAATTTCTTGGGTCCATGCCTAATCATTTTGCACGGCATAGTTATATCGTTAAACCGGCGGTAGGGGACTTTTATTTGTTTCCTTCATGGCTTACACATCAAGTGTATCCATTTAGGTCTGAAGGTGAGCGACGTTCGCTTGCTTTTAATGTACACTTTACAATGGATAATCCTGTAAAGGGCGTAAATGTATAATGGTTGATACGACGAAGTACAAGAGTATTGCAATAAAGATTCCCTATTATGACGTATTGGTTGAATTGGGTAGGAACATGCATCGTGGACCAGGTCAACAAATGATGCATTTAATTGAACAAGAAGCTGACCGGAAAGGTATTAAAATAAAGAATGAAAGAGCTACTAGACGCAACAAAAGAAATAAATAAAATACTTCAAGAGTGTGAGGATGAAGGATTAGGGTATGACGCTACACTTGCCAAAATTAGTGGAGTTAAAGTACACGGTGTCGTGTTTCCTACACTCATGTTGATGGAAATCATCGATAAGTTCGCTGAAGGATATGTTGAACGTAACGGTAAAATTAAAGATGATTCTGATGAGGTTCAAAAGAAATATGAGGAGTATTCCAGGAAGTGGAACATGAAGGATATTAATTAATGAACATAGAGCTTTGGCATTGGTGGATTTTAACCATGGTAACTATTAATACCGTAATTAATTCTATTGTCTTTATTGTTGGACGTAAATTTAAAAAGATGAAAAAGAAGTGAAGCTACCAGATAAAATAAGAATTGGCTATCAGGATATAGCCATTGAGCACGAAACATCAACGTTTCAGAAACAAACAGACTCTTACGGTGAATATGACCACCGTAAGAATAGTATTACGGTGCAGACTGGATTATCACCACTCGATGAGGCTAATACAGTGGTACATGAGATCCTGCACGGTATAGCGTATATCAATTCGCTCACCGTCAGTGGACAGCCACTTGATAGTGATAACAAGGAGGAAGTAGTTATCAATCAATTCACAAATGGCTTGGTACAAGTATTTAGGGATAATAAATGGTTATTGACGTACTTGAAGGATAAACTTAAATAATGGAGGAACCTAAATTACTGACGTATGAGATCAATCTATGGAAAGATAAGAAGATTGTCGAGAAAGTTGTTAAACAATTTGAGGGTGAGGATCAAGTGTTAGAATATATTAAAGAGAATTTTGAGAGACAACCTGAACCACAGTATCCACAATTAGATCCAGAGCGTGGTTATGTAAGGCCGAAGGCCGATGATCACATTATTACGTGGTCTAAAATAACTACATATGTTAGAAAGAGAGCTCCAAATAGAGTACAGTTAACTGAAAAAGAGCAGGAACTAAAAGATACACTAGATAAATCAATAACGAAAGAGGTTATTGAGGAGTGGGGTAGGGAAGAAATGTTGCGTATGGTTAGAAAAGAGTATTGGGCACACCCTAAAGCAAGGGGACAAAAGGATTATAGGTAGGTATTGGTAAAGTATTATGAAGAATAAGAAAATAAAGAAGGGTTTAACACCTAAAATGAAGAAAATTCTTCATGAAATTCAAGCATTTAACGAGTCAAATGGTTACTCGCCATCGTATGAAGAGCTCAAACAGTTGATTGGACTAAAATCCAAGAGTAATATACATAGATATGTCCATACACTAAAAAAGCGCGGATATATTGACTTTTTACCTGCTCAGAGTAGGTCAATGGTTATACTATGATTGGTATTGTATTGTGCGCTGGATGCTAAAAAGTTTTTTTATTTTTTCTATCCCGGGATTTTGCCAATACCGTAATACCAATTCCCAATTCTCTATATGGAGTAAGGGATACCAGGTATTACGGAGGTATTACGAGTTCATGGTAAAAGAGTCAAATTATTGTATTTTGGAGGTAAAATGAGTGAAAAAGACATATATAACAATAAGTTAAAGCGATTAGAAGAGAAGGTGGTCCGTAATACCCTTGCCAATACCAGAGATATGGCATTGAAATACCCACGTGGTGAGGACGGATTGACTGATAAACAAAGGATTTTCGTAGAAATATATACTGCCAATGAGGGCAGAATGACACCAACTGAATGCGCAAGACAGTCAGGATACAAGGTAGAGCGTGCTGCGACTACGGCATCAGAACTATTGAATAATAAAAAATACCCACGTGTTGTTGCTGCAGTTAAGAGGAAAAGAAGTGAGATAACTGAAACACATAGAGTTGAAATGAATAGACATATTCAGGAACTAGCTAGACTACGAGATAAGGCACTTGGGGATAAGTCTCATAGTGCTGCAATCAATGCTGAAAGATTACGTGGTCAAGCTGCAGGATTATATGTTGAACGAAAAGAAATTAGAACAGGATCAATTGATGATATGTCAAGAGATGATGTTCTTAGACAATTAAAGGAATTAGGATTAACAGGTGAATTTAAAAAAGAAAATAATAAGACTATCCTATCGGTCGAAAAGAAATCCGATAGCGAAGGAATTAAAGACATCACCCCAGTACAAACAGAAGATAGTAAAGAACAAAAGAAAGTATGACCGTAAAGACGGAAACAAACTTTTACAAGAGTTTCAAGAAATGTTTGGAAAATGGGACTGAGAAGTATCTCATTACACGTATTGAGTCATACGTTACGCCGGGTTTCCCGGATTGTCTGATATTTCATAAGAATATCGGATTTTTTACTATAGAATTAAAGGTTGTAAGGCGTAATAAAAAAGGGGTTGGAAAAGTATCAATATCACCTCTGCAAATAGCTTGGAATACACTTCATATGTCTCATAATGCACCCGTATTTATACTAATCTATGACCCCGGGAAGAGGTCCACGAAACTCTTTCCGTGCTCCAAACTCCTAGAACTCCGCAATAAAGACTATGATTCAGTGGACGGTGGCCTGTGGACTGGCGCACTGGGCCCG